CAACCTATCACCGATGCCCAAAAGCAAGCCTTTGAAGCCTATTTGCAGGAAATAAAAGATGCGGGCGTACGCCTATCGGTAGTGAACTATCAGCCTGATATACTGCACCTGCAAATGAAAATCGTTTATGATCCTTTGTTGGTTGATAGTAACGGACAAAGCATTATCCACGCTACACACCCAGTAGAAGAGGCTATAAAAAGCTACTTAAAAAGGTTGCCGTTCAATGGTGAGCTCGTATTAGCACACCTCATTGACGCGCTCCAACAAGCCGAAGGAGTGAAGATACCACATTTGATACTGGCACAGAGTAAACATATTGGAACTAATGGTAACTATGGGGCATTCGAAGCCATAGAGATAAGCAAGATACCCACTGCCGGCTACTTTACCATTGATAACTTTAACGACATCACTTATGTCAGCAATGTATAACCTAAACATCGACAAACTGCTCGTACTGCTTACCCCTACTTTCCTGCGCAAGCCGAAGTTAGTAGCGTGGCTAAGGACATTAGCAATGCCCTTGCACAAACTGCTGTACGACTTTCAGCGAGCTCGCCAAGCTGACTTGTACAACCTCGCTCATAACAGCCAAGTATGCTACCTGCGCAAAGCCCTTAATGATGAGTTTGACGACGAACAACGGCGCATACGTATAGAAGATGGCAGGCAAAATCAAAGGTTGTATATCTATCCGAGAAGTGCTAATAGACCTTTGTACTTAGGAAGGGTCTTCCTATACCAAAGGGGAGCATATATAGATGGGGGCGTAGATTTTATAGTGGTATTACCACAAGGTTTGGAATATGATAGATATAAACTCGAAGCCCTTGTGAATTTCTATAAACTCGCGGGCAAGAGATGGACAATAGAGATAACACATTAATAATATGAATAGTATATACACAGAACACAATGCGGGTTACCCCTTTGATGTGGCATTCCTTGCCTTTATGCAAAATAGTTACCGCCTCTTCAATAGCTTAGGCTGTATGGCGGGAAATAAGGCAATTATCTCGGGTTGCGAAGAGAGAGGAAACACCATTTCCCCCGGTACTGTTTTTATTAATGGAGAGCTTTTCCCCTTTGAAGGCGGAGCGAAAGATAGTACAGTGTTTATCAAAGAAGTAACTAACGAAGTAACCTTTGAGGACGGATTTTTGCGACCATTAGAAAACATTAGAACTGTGGCTTTTGGTCGATCAGTGCCTGAGAAAACTTTTAATTGGAATGACTTTAAAAGAGTAAATAACCTGCAAAAATTAGAAGAGAGAAAGGCAGAAAAGCAAGCATTCGAGGACTTAAAGGAGGAGGTAGAAAAGCTTAAACTACAAAAGCAAGCGGTGCCTATAGGTCTGATTGCTTTATGGGGCAAGCCTGCTTCAGAAATACCCGCAGGTTGGAGAGAATATGTAAACCTTCGTGGTAAAATGCCTATAGGTCTTGACCCCGATTACAGCAGGTCTCCCACAGATGTACAAGATTATGGTCTTAATCAGCTCCTTAGACAAGGAGGCGAACGTACCCACAAACTCACTGTCGATGAAATGCCAAGTCATAAGCACTCTGTTCGTTATAAAGTTGCTAATCTAAAATATGGCGGATCTGAACAAGGAGAAAGAGCCTTGTCAATATATGGAGATAATGAGAGTACCTCTGATCACCCTATTATAGACACAGGAGGCAACCAACCTCATAACAATATGCCTCCTTATCGTGTAGTCCAATTCATAGAATATGTAGGTATAAATTAATAATTGATAATGACAGCAATAACAACCCTATACAATTGGTTTTCTGACCTAAAGAAACCTACAGGGGCTCAATTTAAAGCCCTCATAGATAGCTTTTTTCATAAATCTGAAAAAATCCCAATGACCTCTATAGAGGGCTTGGAAAATGTGATACAGGGTACTGCTTCCGCAGAACAGCTGCGCAACCATCTAACAGATAGCCAAGCTCATAATGGGCTGTTTGATGCGAAAGTAGATAAGGTGCCAGGGAAGATACTATCATCCAATGACTTCACGAATGAATTACGTACCAAGTTGGAGGGATTACAGAATGTGGATATATCTCAGCTACTACCTAAGGGAGGTTATACGGGGACAGCTCAAAACCTGAAAGAGTTGATAGATAACATCATGCGTATCCTGCAAAGTCCTGACACAGAATTAGACGAATTGCGTGAGATAGTTGCGTTTATCAAACAGAATAAGAGAACGTTAGATACATTAGGAATTGATAATATTGCAGGCTTGAGGGACGCATTGAATGGAAAGGCTCCTAATGATCACCACCATGATGACCGTTATTCACGATTAGTGCATACCCATACAGAATATGCCTTACGTACCCATACCCACAGTGAATATGCTCCAAAAAATCACAGACACAACTGGGACGATATAGATGGGAAGCCGGAGATGGTTACAGAGGAGAAAATACAGGAGGCTGTAGGGGATGTGTTCAAGTATAGGGGGAGTATTCCTATAGCAAATATCAATAATATAGCCCATGAACAAGGTAGCTATAACGTACTCTCACCAGGAGGGGCTGGTAGTGGTGCTTATTTGAAATTTAAAACGATGGGGTCTGCCTCTTCATTAGAATTCTTCAAGTCTGATTGGATAGGTGCGACAAGGATAGGGGTTCGTAATACGGTGGATGGTTCCAGTTTTAATGGAGATAACGGTGCTTTTAGGGACTTAGCATGGTATGGTGATGTATATAGAGCTGGAGGTGTTATTGGCACCTCTTGGGTAGCAGAGAAAGAGTGGCAAAATGGGGTGATATTTGTTCAAACTTCACTGAATGTAGATCTATCAGGCTTACAGCACTTAGGTAATATGTCCTTCAGAAAAGTCTTCGCGGGCGGAAAAGTAACCTTCACTTGCGATGGCAAGCAAATCATCTACACTGGGGATATAGCCTTCAATGGGGGCGATGGTAGTACAGCTGTGGTAAGTATCTATGGTAATAAGTGTTACATTGATATAAGAAATATATGATGAAAGTAATTAACAACCTAAAAGGAAGCGACAAGCTCTTACATAGTAGTTATGGGAATATGATATTTATTGCCATCTTCCTAAGTTCTTTGATATTGTTTTCTGTAGGAAAGTCCTTACTTATAGCCGCTATCGCTTTGGGCGTGATAGGACTATGTAAGGAACTATATGACAAGTATATCAGGAAGACATTCATAGATTGGTGGGATATCGTGGCGAGCTTCGTTCCTTATCCGATTATTAAATATATAAACAGATGAATGCGATACAATATTTTGATTGGGGAGGGGAGGGTGTAAAAATACATTTTTGTAGAATTAGGGCAAAGAATCTTTTTAACACTCAAGAGTGGCGCGATATAAAGTCCTTCTTTCCCTTTAGGGTTGGATATATTGGTAAAATTGTTTACACAACCTTGGATAAGGACAATATAAATATGCAGATAGGAAAACCAAAAGTTTTCATAGAGGGAAATGATCTTGTTTGGGACGTCTTCGTTAGAGAAAACATTAATGAAATGAGGACTTTAAAAGTTATTAATTTTCAAGTAGTTTTCAATGTTATTTATCTTAATGGCTTCTTTTATAAATGGGGAAGTGCTTTCATAAATAACAGGAAGGTAAAAAATTTTAGTGCCAAGGCTTCCATTGCAAATAGAACACAGTTAATAGAATTATCTATACCCTCTTGGAGTAATGAGGGTCTTGTGTATGAAGATAATAGTGAGATTGTCACAATACCAGGATTGTTAGGAAAAGAAATTGTTTTTATAGAAGGATAATGTAATGAATAAATAATTTAAAAAATGAAAAAAAGTACACGTACCATTCATTATCTTGTAGTCCACTGTTCTGCTACTCCAGAAGGTAGGCAGCATACGGCTAAGGATATAGACCTTTGGCATCGCCAAAGAGGTTTTAACGAAATCGGCTACAACTATGTAGTCCTTTTGAACGGCACCATAGAGGACGGAAGAGATGTGGATAAGATACCCGCCCATGTGGAGGGACACAACAAGGACAGTATAGGGATCTGTTACATAGGTGGGGTGGATAAGAATACCCTCCAACCCAAAGACACCCGTACATTCGCACAGAGAGAAGCCTTAAAAAAGCTCCTCACCGAGCTTAAAGCCCTCTATCCCGAAGCCGAGATTTTAGGACACAGAGATTTCCCAGGGGTAGCTAAAGCCTGCCCTTGTTTCAATGCAAAAGACGAATACAAAAACCTGTAGGGGCGAAAGGTAATTCACCCGCATAAATCAATTAGCAAATGAGAAAATTAACCCTATTACTATTAGCATTTCTCGCCCTCGTAGGGTGCAGAACCAAAAAAGTAGAAACCCACGCTCAAAGGCAAATACAGAAAGAGCATTTTATCCATTACAAGGATAGTTCACAGCTTTTTGCCTATGAAGGTCGCAAAACAGACTTGTCCCACCAGTCCGACCAGTCCTTTGAACTCGAACTCGAAAGCCTCACCGATAGTGTAGGCATTCCCCGTGAACTCATCTACACCCACATTCGTGACGGCGATAATGAAGTTATAAGAGTACTCAATGGAAAGGTAAAGATTAAAGCTACAAACACCCATTCTAAGAGCCTACAGCAGGCTGACAGTACCCTTACTATAAATACACAGATACAGACAAAAACCGAAGCACAAAAGTACCAAAACCAATACACACAGCAAAGCCGCAAGCACACCCAAAGCAGCCCCGTAAGGCACATCCTTTGGCTCTTGCTACTCGCTGTATTAGTATTTATCCTTTGGAAATATAAGCCGTTTCGGTGGAAGTTTAAACAACTTTTAAATCGTTTTTAAAAACTGCTAAAAAGGAGGACAGCAGTATAAAAAATGTCCTCCGCAAATTAATAAGTTACCACACAAATTAATACGAACCCGAAAGCCCTGCGGAGGACAATATGTCTTCTGTGGGTTTTCGGGTTTTCTCGTATCATTTGTGTGGTACTGCAAAAGTACAACTATTTTTCAAATTACCAAAATTCATAATACAAAATGAAATCACTACCCAATACTTGGCAACGTACGCCAATCTCCTATTATGGCGGTAAACAAACAATGTTACCCCATATATTACCTCTCATTCCGACTCATAAGGTATATACAGAAGCCTTTTTCGGTGGTGGAGCAGTCTTCTGGGCAAAGAAAAAATCACAAGTAGAGATTATCAATGACTTTAATGCCAATGTATATACATTCTACAAGGTCTTACAATCCGATTTTATAGGGTTAAAAAAGTTAATAGAGGAGTCTATAGTATGCAAGGACGCTTATAAATCAGCCCTAATGGCATATCATTGTCCTTTTGTATTTAATGATGTGCAAAGAGCTTGGGCGTTTTGGTACGCTACAAATTGTGGCTTTTCCTGCCAAATAGGAAATTGTCGTATCACCACAGACGGGAAAAATGCTATTTGTCTACATAATAAGATAGACAACTTCAAAGAGAACTATTCAGAGAGACTAAGAGGCGTGCAAATAGAGAATAATGATGCTTGTGAGGTGATATCCTTACGAGACACACCTGATACATTCCACTATGTAGATCCTCCGTATGTAGGAGCTAAGCAAGGCCATTATGGAGGCTATGAGCAAGAGCATTTTAATGAGCTATTGTCTACCTTAGCTAACGTAAAAGGCAAATTCCTGCTAAGCTCTTACCATAATGAGGAGCTAACCAAATACGTACAGCAGTACGGTTGGCATCAAAAAGAGATATCAATGCACTTAGGAAGTAGCAATAAAGTTGGAAAGAGACGTCTTGAGGTACTTACTGCCAACTACCCTATATAA